ACCTCAGCTGCTAGTAATGCTGGTAGATCAGAAGCAGTATCATTGTTAATAATAGATGAGGCAGCATTTATCGAACAAATAGGCGAGATATGGGCCTCAGCACAGCAAACCTTAGCAACCGGAGGTGGAGCAATTGTATTATCTACTCCATACGGAACAGGTAACTGGTTTCACCAAACGTGGGTTAGAGCAGAACAAGCAGACAATGATTTTTTACCTATTAAATTGCCTTGGTATGTCCATCCTGAACGAGATGAAACATGGCGAAAGCGACAGGATGACTTATTAGGTGACCCTAGACTAGCAGCACAAGAATGTGATTGTGACTTTAATACATCCGGAGATGTAGTATTCTACAATGAATGGATAGATTTTATTAAATCTACTACCATTAAAGACCCAATGGAACGCAGAGGAGCAGATCAAAACTTATGGATATGGGAATCAGCCGATTATACTAGAGAATATATGGTGATAGCAGACGTTGCTAGAGGAGATGGTAAAGATTTTTCTGCATTCCACGTAATCGACATAGCAACAAATTCTCAAATAGCAGAATATAGGGGGCAAATGAGCCCAAAAGAATTTGGTTATATGCTAGTTGCTATTGCCACAGAATATAATAATGCTTTACTTGTTGTAGAAAATGCCTCAATTGGTTGGGCTACTTTAGATTCTATAATTGAACGAGGCTACAGAAATCTATACCATTCACCTAAATCCGATCAACTTACATCAGAGTCATACCTAAAAATATATGAAGGTGATTCAAACATGACACCAGGCTTTACTATGTCTTTAAGAACTCGTCCTCTTGTAGTAAATAAAATGAGAGAGTATATTGGAGATAGAAGTGTTACAATACAATCCAAACGCTTATTAGAAGAAATGAAAGTATTTGTTTGGAAAAACGGCCGACCTGAGGCTCAATCAGGTTATAATGATGATTTAATTATGTCTTTTGCTATAGGAATGTTTTTAAGAGATACTTCATTAAAATTCCAACAACAAAGTCTAGATATGACTAGAGCAGCACTTAGTGGTATTAAAAAAAATACAGCAGTAGGAGCATATAATCCAAATAATATTCAAAACCCATATGTCTTAGAAACAAAATACGGGCAAGAAAATATTAATTGGCTTTTATAATATTTATAATAAAAAGCAATGGCAGATAAAAGTCTATTTACCCGATTACAGCGTCTGTTTTCAACAGATGTTATCATTCGTAATCAAGGGGGAAACCAATTAAAAGTAATAGATGTTGATTCTATCCAAACATCCGGAGATGTAGCAACAAACTCTATAATGGATAGATATAATCGTTTATATTCCCCATCATCTACATCTTTATTTGGGCAACAACTAAACATAAACTACCAGTACCTCCGTCCTATGATTTATTCGGACTACGATACTATGGATTATGATGCTATTATTGCTTCTGCTTTAGATATTATATCTGATGAATGCACATTAAAAAATGATATGGGAGAAGTGCTTCAAATTAGAAGCTCAAACGAAGATATACAAAAAATATTATACAATTTATTTTACGATGTATTAAATATTGAATTTAACTTATGGTCTTGGATTCGCCAAATGAACAAGTACGGCGATTTTTTCTTAAAACTAGAAATAGCTGAAAAATTTGGAGTATATAATGTTATCCCATATACAGCATACCATATTCAAAGGCAAGAAAATTATGACTCACAACATCCAAATGCTGTAAGATTTAAGTATTCTCCTGAAGGGTTTTATTCTGGAGGGTCGGGATATTATGGTGTGCCTAATACATTTGAAAAAGAGCAAAATGCTATATACTTTGATAATTATGAAATGGCCCATTTTAGGTTATTAACAGATGTTAATTATCTTCCATATGGCCGTTCATACTTAGAACCAGCCCGCAGATTATTCAAACAATATATTTTAATGGAAGATGCGATGTTAATTAATAGAATATCTCGCAGCCCAGATAGAAGAGTATTTTATATTAATGTTGGTTCTATTCCTCCTGCTGAAGTAGAAAATTTCATGCAAAAAACTATTTCAACCTTAAAACGTACTCCGTTAATTGACCACGAAACAGGCCAATATAACTTAAAATACAATATGCAAAACTTACTTGAGGATTTTTATATCCCAGTAAGAGGCAATGATACTGTAACTAAAATAGACACGGCTCAAGGTTTGCAATTTGATGGTATTACAGACGTAATATATTTAAGAGAAAAACTATTTGCTGCGCTTAAAGTGCCTAAAGCATTTATGGGGTATGAGAAGGACTTAACAGGAAAAGCCACTTTAGCCGCCGAAGATATTAGGTTTGCCCGCACAATTGACAGAATCCAGCGCATTGTTCTATCAGAATTATATAAAATAGCACTAGTGCATTTATATTCTCAAGGATACAATGGTGAAGAGTTAACAAACTTTGAGCTAGACTTAACAACGCCCTCGATCATCTACGATCAAGAAAAAATAGCGTTGTTAACCCAAAAAGTGGACCTAGCTCAAAAAATCTTAGAAACCAAATTACTTCCTAGTGATTGGATTTACGACAATATCTTCCATTTAAGCGAAGACCAATACGAAGAATATAGAGATTTAATAGTTGAAGACCAAAAACGCGCATTTAGAGTTCAACAGCTTTCTGCAGAAGGAAACGATCCTATAGTAACCGGTCGTTCATATGGCACACCACACGATTTAGCTTCATTATATGGTAGAGGAAGATATCAAGACAATTCTGTTCCTGAAGGATATGATGAAAATGTGCCCCTAGGTCGTCCTCAAGAAAAATCTACAAATAGAAATACTCAAGAAAGCCCATTTGGAAAAGATAGGCTAGGAAATAGAGGAGCTAAATTTGACGACAACGAATCAGATAGCATACGCCCTCAATATAAGGGTGGTTCTCCATTAGCTTTAGAAGCTAAACAAATATACTTAAAAAATAAAAGTCTTATAGAAAGTTTAGCAAACAGAGCTAAACCATCTAACGAAGTTTCATTCCTAGATGAAGAAAACTTGACGGAATAAATATTTTTGTATATTTATAATAAAATAGAATGAAATTTAAACATTCAAAAGTTAAAAATACTGGGATACTTTTTGAATTGCTTGTAAGACAAATTACATCTGATACCTTATCCGGTAAAGAATCAAAAGCTGTTAATATTTTAAAGAAATATTTTGTTAAAACAGAATTAGGAAAGGAATATAAGCTTTATGAAAACATATCTAAATACAAAAATTTAACCGAAGGGAAAGCAGAGCTAGTATTAAACTCTATTATAGACTTATCCAAGGGGCTAAACCGAGGAACCATAAAAAGGCAAAAATATAATCTAGTAAAAGAAATTCTTACACATTACAATTCGGATGATTTCTTTAAAACCAAATTACCTAACTACAAAGCATACGCCAGTTTATATACGTTAATCGAGTTATACAACGCTCCTAACCCAAACCCAACCCAAATCATAGAAAACAAAATTAGTTTGTTAGAAACAATTACTTTAAAAGATATCAACAAGCAAAAGGTAACAGACGATGTTATAACAGAATTTCAAACATACGATAAGGATGTTAGAATTTTAACGTATAAAATATTATTAGATAAGTTTAACGAAAAATATTCTGCTTTAAGCCCTCAACAAAAAATAGTTTTAAAAGAATTTGTTGAATCTGTAGATTCTACACCTAAATTAAAAACTTTTTACAATCAAAAGATTGAAGAAATTAAAAAGGAATTAACGCTTTTATCTAATAAGATTACTGAAAAGGCGATTCAAATTAAATTAAATGAAGTTATTAAGTTTTTAGTTCCATTGTCTAAGACTAGCAAAATAGGAGACAATGAAATTATTAATATCCTTCAATATTATGAGCTTTTGAACGAATTTAAATCTATCAATGGGCAAATACAAATATAAACTTAAAGAAACTAGCACTATATCTAGCAACTCTGGGTTTACTTCTGGTCAAACAGGAGAAAATATTGGTGCTTCCTTTGGACGAGGCCCAAAAGCCGGTCCTAAAGGAGTAACCAACAACATGTATACTAAAAAATTTGGATATAAGTTAGTAAAAGAAGCCGATCCCGAAAGAATAGGATTTCAAGAAGAACGCATTAATGCTTTTACAGAAATAACTAATAAACTTAATAATCTATACCCTTTACTAGACAATGCTAAAGATAAAACTATAGCATATTACAAGGAAAAACCAGAATCATATTCAGTTGTTATATCAACAGATTTAATATTAGATTATCTAAATGATATCGAAAAACTTTTAAACCCAGAACAATAAAATGGCAAATATACCCGTAAATTTTGGAGGAGTAATATTAACAGCAGGACAATCAGCTACTGGTTCGTTTGCTGGTATTCAAAGCTTAGGAACAGGATCAGTTAATACTCCTACTGGTTCTCTAATTACATCATTTAAATATGGAGCAGGGCTAAATGCTAGTGGAACCGTTATAGAAGCTACTGGTCCTTCATTTACTTTGCCTGCTGGGCATACAATTAATTTATTTATGACTTCTTGCAGCCTAGGAGCACTAAGCGCTCCAGTAATTTTATACACGTAATATTTATAATCATGAAAACACTACAAAACCAATATATCGAAATTACAGAAGGTAGAGGAAACAAAGACCATTTCCTAAAACAAGCTCGCCACTTGTTCCCTGAGCTTGTCACTGTAAACAGCACATTTAACGATACTATTAAAATATTAAAAGGTAAAAGCATCCTAACAGAAGCAGTAGGCGGTATTGCAACACAAAATCCAAACAAACCGGATTGGTTTAAAATATTTAACACAAACATAAAAGAAGCAGTTGGCGTTAAAGATAAAAAAGAATATGGCGACCAAAACACATTTGAAAAAATCGCTCCTGAAACCCGAGATGCTCTAAAAAGCAATTTTGACAACAACGACCCTAAAAACATAGACAATGTTTACGGCCAATCATTTTTAATAGGATATTTGGCGGAAATGGACGATCCTAAAAATGCTACTAAAACTGTAGTTGAATTGAAAAAAATAGTAGCCAAAAACATGGCCAAAGACATTAACTACTATGCTAAAAACGGAATGTTTGGTGTTAAAGGAATTGGTTTAGAAACATCTAAAGAACCCAAAGCACCAACCGGCAAATACAAGTCAAGTGGATATGGCAATTTGAAAGAAAATTTAGAACAACCTGAAGTAAAAAGTGCAATTGATGGTAAAGAATTAGACTTAAAAAAATTACAAGATGCTACTGAGAAAGCAATGAAAGGAGATTCAACTGATTTAACTTTATATTTAGCTGGTGTTTTTGAAAGTAAAGTAAACGAATCTGATGACATAAAATCGGCTGGCAAATTAATTGCTATGTTAAAAAAACGATGGGATGGTAAAGACATGGAAAAATACTTTATTGAAAAGAA